CTGTACGTTGGAACAAGGATGTCGCAAATAGCCAATCTGGTGTAATAGCCACTAACAACGGTGTTCCTTTTGAATTCATTTCGTACTGAATTTCTTTTGCTAATTGATTAGTTGCCATAGTTCGAATTGGTGAAAAACCTACACACCAATTAATCATGTCCACCGGTCGTGTCCATGATTTGACATAATTATCAATAGCCTTACGTGCCGCACCCACGACAATTTCAGAAATCATATCCATCGCATGTGGATCAACCTCTTTCTCAAGAGGTGTAACACATCGGCAATATTCAGGAAACTGCTTGCATTTTAAGCAAAACTGCGCTCTAGCAGATTCCCTAGATTTCTTAATTAGACCATCCTGTTCTTCCTTGTGATCTTTAGAGAGTTGAATTACCACCTCCAAATATTCACGTAAATGTAACTTCTCACAAATAATGGTTCTCCCATCATCCATCAAAACTTCCATTATTTTAAACTTATAGTCTGCTTTATCTTTGCCTAGTTCATATGTTTCAATTTCTTCAATCGTCAACTCCCAAATATCCTGTACCAAAGAGGTTGAATTTTTAATTTCAGGGTGTTTCTTGTTCAACGTTAAACTTCCAGGCTTCCGGAATTCTTCACGAACAACGACATCAACATGGTAAAAACGTCTCAAAATCGATTCAGGACAATTAGAATATTGCCGTGCGCCTAAATCTTTCACATTTGACGTTACAATTCCACACTTAAAATCAATAAAAACCACACCCTTGGCATTAAGTTCTGCCTTAATTGCCTGCGCGGCAACGTTATTAAAGAATTTGATTATCACTGAAGTGTGTGGATTGTCCTTCTGAAAATCAGCCTTGGTATTGTTTAAATCATCCATAAAGACTCCTAAGACATCAGATGTCCATGTAGAGTTGTATTTGTCAAACATATCCATAGTAATTACACGGCTATCGTCAACTTCACCGTTGGCACTAACAAAATCCATTGCTGCCAACGATTGTGTCATTGTCAATTTTCCCAAAGTAGACTTTCCAACTGCGGTACCACCGTGTAAAGAAAATCCAATGGGTGAAAAACGTAAATCCGTATTCTTCCTTTTTGCTGCCAACTTTTCCAAAATGGCTACCAATTCTGAATATCTCCGTTGTAACCACAACGAAGTTGGTCCTTCATTTTTTGCGGACTTCATCACACAGGTTTTTTGAAATACTTGATTAAGCTTATTTTCAAAAGCTCCAAGATCCTCAATATTACCTGCAATAGCAGCATCGGCCTTAGCAAGGATATAATCACAATCCTCATTGTATTCTTGAACTTTCAGATCGGAATATAAAATTGGTGCGATAGATTGCGTTTCAAAGCATTTCCATCCAACTTCACATGTCCAAACAAAAGTTTTGACCAATGCATCAATAACATCAACAGCTTTTAGCTGCTCCTTAGCAGCTTCCACACTAATTAATTGAAGCCCAAATGGACTCCATTCAATATGTTTGGTCGTACAAACTGTCAATGACATTGCCGCTGACATCAAGTAGGAAATCTTCTTAAAGATAGTGTTCGTCTTTAGAAGTTCCCACTTCAACATAACATCGCGGCCTGACCACTCATCCCAACTATGAGGCTCTACCTCATCTTCAACACAAGTAGTAGTGACCTCATTAATAATTCGATAGAGGTCCATAACAATGCTACGTTTTTTGGAATACATTTTGGCATAAGCAGCCACAGCCATAAATACATCCATAAATGACTGCGCCTTGCCCATTTGGTAACCTAAAATTACAAGGTTTTCCAAATGGCCTAACCATTCCTCAATTTGCTCCGTTTGTTCAAACTCTTCCGTAAAAGAATCTACTGCACCAATTGATTCCAACAAACTCGAAAGTTGTGGATCGTTTTTATCAAATGCATCAATCGAAGCTGCAACGTGAGCCATTTCGTTGCGTTGTCTGACAGAATCAGACATTGGTGGTGGTGAAAAATCAAAACTTTCATCATCATCATCTACCACTGGCTCATGTACAAAAGAATCAACCAAATTTTCTTCTGCGTGTGGTTCAACGTCCTTACGTTGAACTCTACGTGCCGCGTTTCTAGCGTTGCGAGCTTGAATTTTCTGTCGCAATACACGTCTCCTTTCTTCGCGCT